AAAGGCATTTGATGATATCATCAAATTCTCCACAAAGACTCAATTTGGAGTGGAAGATCTTTCTAAAACTTTCATCAAATTGAAAGCATCTGGTATTGAACCCACAGAAGAATTACTAACCACATTTACAGACACAGCGGCGATTACCACAGACCAGATTGGTACATTGGAGGCCATCACTGATCTATTTGCCAGAACGGTATCAGGAGGTTTGGGTCTTGAAGAATTAAACAGATTAGCAGACAGAGGTGTGCCTGTATTCCGTATCCTGGAAGAACAACTGGGCATCACAAGATTACAAGTTTCAGAATATGGTAAGACAGCAGAAGGTGCCAAAAAGATCACAGATGCACTTGCCACAGGCATCAAACAGCAATATGGTGGAGCCACAGCCAAAGTTGTGGGCAACTTATCCACTCAATTTTCCAACTTTTCAATTGCACTAAAAAATGCGGCGGATCAATTTGGACAAGCACTGGCACCAGAATTAAAACAAGCCACACAGGATCTCACAGCATTCATTGAAAATAATGCAGACAAACTGCCAGACATTGCAAGAGATGTGGCCAAGTTTGGCAAGGACACAGCAGAATTATTAGCCGACATAGGCAATGGCATAAGAAAATTATACAACCTAGCAGATGAATTGGGATTGGGTGAAGTAGGTATTTTAGGATTCTTGTTGTTGGGCACAAAAGGCAAAGTGGCTGTGCTGGCAATCGGTTCATTCCTTGGATTGGTTGAAAAATTACAAAAAGCTCTGGATGAAGCGGCTGAATCGGCTGAAGACTTTTCAGATAATCTTGTTGGACCAGATGATGCTTTAAACAATTGGATCACATCAACCAACAAAATGAATAATCAATTAAAATCTGGTGTGTCAAATATTAACAATTTTGGAAATGCTGGTCAGTCATTGAATGTAACACTACTGGAACAACAAATGATCTTGGACAGGGTGAATAAGACTTATAAAGAAGGCGAATTAATTTTTTATGATTTTATTACAAAGGAACAAGAACTAAAAATAGAAGCAGAGAATGCGGCAAAGGCTCAAGCGGCACTACGAAAAGAATTAGAAAAAACATTTTCGGGTCAAGTGATCAAAGGTATTCAAAATTACAAAACACAATTGGATGAATTGATTGCTAAAAAATACACCATAGCATCAATTATCAATGACACATTATTCAGTGCAATCACTACATGGGCCAACACAGCAGAAAGAGAATTAACAGAAGTTGTTATTGGTGCTAAAACACTGCAAGAAGCATTGGGCAATATTGCACAATCTGTATTGCGAGAATTAATTGCAGGATTTATCAGATTAGTGATTATCAGACCAATACTGGACAAGTTGGCAGAAAGATTGGGAGTCAATCTAGATGCGGCATTGAATAGAGAAAAAGCCATCAACAGAGAATTGCAGAAACAGATTGCTTTTAGATTGTTCTTAATGGCCATCACAGGAGGCTCAGGCGGATTTATTCCAGGCTTGGCTTCAGGAGGACCTGTGCAAAGAGGTTCGCCATACATTGTGGGTGAAGAAGGACCAGAGTTATTCGTGCCCAATCAAAATGGTGCCATTGTGCCAAACAATCAAATCAGTAAAGGTATGAATTCAGGAGCAGACATGATGCCAGTGGGAGATCAAGTCACTGTGAATTTCAACATCAACACCGTGGATGCGGCGGGATTTGATGAACTATTAGTGAATAGAAGAAACACCATCGTGGGCATAATTAATTCAGCATTAGCCAAACGAGGCAAACAAGGAGTGACATCATAATGGCGTACATAGGATTTTTCAACGGAGCAAATTCAGTGTTGAGCAATGTGGATCAAATTGGATTCAAATCAATCAATTTTAGACAGAGAACACAGACTGTGATTTCAAAAACTATATCAGGTCGTTCTGTGCGTGTGCAACAAGCCACCACACTATGGGAAGGCACACTGGAATTTCCCACACTCACACATCAACAATTTAGACAGATACAAGGATTCGTAGCATTGGCTCAAGGAGCACTCAATGAATTCGATATCATATTGCCCAACATATCTTCAAGAACAGCAGGTGGTAGATTGTACAATCTTGCTGTGAAAGATGATCAATCAGCAGGCACCACAGCCATCAAGGCTTATCAAACTGTGGATTCAGCAGGATCACCCATTGGCGTGAATGATTCAGCGGGTTATACACCAGCAGATGGATTCACCATCTTAAACATGGGTGATGTGATCAGATTTGACAATCACAACAAAGTTTATATGTGCACCACAGATATTACACCAGACACAGCAGGAGATTTCACCATCAATATTCAACCAGCACTCACCACAGCCATCAAAGGTGAAACAGGAGCAGGTCTTACAGATTCAGCAGGTGCAATCACAGAAATCACATACAACAATGTGCCATTTAGAATGATATTCAAAGGTGACACAGCAGATTATAGATACAACACAGATGGCACAGTGAATTTTAGAATAGATGTAGAAGAGGTGTTATAATGACCAGAGAATTTTCCAATTCTTTACAGACTTATCTGGCAGGAAATTCTTTGATAGAAGTATTTCTTGTTTCTATTGAAACCACCACAGGCACCAATTATTTCACATCAGCACCTTTTGACATCCAATACAATTCACAAAATTATTTGGCTCAAGGAGATTTCTTAACCATATCAGAAGGACAAGAAACAGCAGAATTACAGATACATTCTGTGAATATTATCTTGAGTGCTGTGGATATCACCAATGTGACCACTTATGGTGTGAGTGATATCATCAACAAGAATGTGCAAATACACAGAGCCTTTTTGGATCCCATCACACTGCAATTGAATGGAGATTCATCAGGAGATGCTGTGTTTCTTGCTTTCAAAGGCAAGATAGCAGGTTATCAGATCACCAACAATATCAACACAGCAGATATTCAAATACAAGTTTCCAGTCAGTTTATCAATTTCACAAGAAAAGCCGGACGCAGATCCAATCTTGTTTCATTTCAAAGAGAACACCCACAAGATAAATCAATGCAGTATTCACACGAAACACTCACAGATATTTTTTGGGGTAGAAAAGGCATATAATGATCAGAGACATTGAAACCACAGATATCAATAAGATTTTAGAATGTATTGCTGTGTATGAACAATCTGCAAAATTATCTGGTTCCAACAGCATCAACAAAGATTTTTTAATCAATAATCTCAAGCAAGGCATTATATCTCCCAATCACAAGATTGTGGTAAAAGAAATAGCCAACAAAATTGTGGGGTTTGCTGTGGGTACTCTGCTACAAAATCATTGGAACAATCAATTGTATGGAGAAATATCTTACATTTTCGTACATCCAGATTTGAAAGGCAGATCACACAAAAAAGAATTATTTCAACATTTGAATCAATGGTTTCAAGATGAAGGTTGTCATTACGCATTAAGCATGACACATCATTGGGATGAACACTATCAAGCACAACAAGATTATATTGATCAAGCAGATGATTTTTATCAAGATCAAGATTGTGTGTGTGTGGGCAAAAATTATTTAAAGGTATTACAATGATAAGATTTGAAACAACCACCATGCAACACTGCGAACAATTGAACAAAAACATCGGTGATATGGACACACGAGAAATATATGATTCCACAGGTTTAGATGCTTATCAAGGCATCGTGCTGTGTTATCAATTGAGCAAAGAAGATTGTGAAGTGGCATTGGATCAACACAATCAAGTGTTGAGCATACATGGTGTGATGGATCGAGGCACATATGGTGCTCCTTGGATGCTGTTGAGCAAAAATGCTTATCGTCGTGCAGGCTTAAGAGAGGGCATGACAGAAACCATAGATTGGGTCAATAGAAAATTAAAAACTTATGGAAGATTAATGAATTACATCAGTGAAGAAAACACAAGAACAATTAAATGGTTACAATGTTTAGGTTTCGATATCAAAGAAAAAATACAAAATTATGGTTTCAGCAAGAAACCATTCTATAAATTCGAGAGGTGTTCATAATGTGCTGTTGCTTTGACGCAGATACTGAAATAAGATTGGAAGGTGGCGTAACTAAAAAAATTAAAGACATCAAGGTGGGTGATCGTGTGATTGGCTTGAATGATCGCATCAACACTGTGAAAAAATTGATGAAACCCATCAAACATTTTAGAAATCTTTATGGCATCAATGATGGCAAACCTTTTACCACAGCAGAACATCCATTCTTAACACCTGTGGGTTGGGTCAGCATCAAGCATCAATTCAAATGGAGTGATCCAGACACATGGGCCAATCTTGTGGAAGATATTGCTGTGAAATGCAGACCAATGAAAAAGGGCATGACATTGGAACATCACAATGGCAAGATCAAAGTGCAAAATATTAAAAAACACAATAGATGGAGAGATTTTTTTAAAAGTGTTTATAATTTAGAACTGGATGGCAATCACACATTTTACGCCAACAATTATCTTGTGCATAACAAAGGTGGTGGTGGTGTTGTGGGCAAGATCGTGGGTGGAGTTACCAAAGTGTTCAAAAAGACTATTGGAAAGATTTTTGATTTCATAGGTGATGTGATTGGGTTCGTGTTTAAACCATTCGGTGTGCCAGACATTCCAGACTTTTCGGCTGAAAATGCCGCATCAGGAGTCAAACTGCAAAAGCCAGGAACCAATGTGGGCTTTCCTGTGATCTATGGCTACAGAAGAGTGGGTTCAGTGCCCATATATGCTGAAACAAATGGATCAGACAATCAAGATTTATATGTGGTGTATGCCATCTGTGAAGGTGAAATAGAAGGCATCAGAAACATCAAAGTGGATGGCAATACTATTGGAAATTCCAGTGGCACATACACAGCCGGCGCAGAATACAATGGTGGATATCCATATGATGGTGGTAGAATGGTGTTTCAATGTTTCAACGGCACAGAAAATCAATCACAATCCACATTGATGGCAGGATCAGCCAGTTGGGGTTCTGCACAGAGAACACTGCCTGGTTTGGCATATGTGGCGGCAAGATTTAGATGGATTGCTTCAACACAAGAAGAATCAGATAGAAATCCATTTGGAGGTGGAATTCCTCAATTGGAGTTTGATGTGTATGGTAAGAAAGTGTATGATGTCAGTACTCATGCAGGTGGTTTGGATCTTGCCAATGATTATGATGCATTAACTAAAACTTATTCAACCAATCCTGCCAATTGTCTTCTAGATTATCTTATGAATTCAAGATATGGAGCAGGCTATGACAAAAGTTATATCAATGCAGATTCATTCAAAATAGCCGCTGACAAGTACAATCAAAATGTGGTGCATGATGCCAATGATCCCACAAATTCAACAGCAAAAATTATCACCTGCAATGGTGTGATCAGCACAGAAGTGGAAATATTACAAAATGTTAAGAAGATTTTGAGTGGTTGTAGAACACTGATGCCATTCGTGGAAGGCAGATACAAATTAAAAGTGGAAGATGGTGGGCACCCAACAGACATCACTTCCAGCACAGTGAGTGTGGCTTTTGATGTCACAGCCGATCACATAGTGGGACCAATCACACTGTCGGGTGAAAGCAAAGAATCCAAATACAATCAAGTGCTGGTGAATTATATCGATCCAGACGAAGAATTTTCATCTCAACAAGAATTTTTCAACACCACAGGCGATTTGGCCAAAGATGACAATGAAATATTGACAGGTGAATTCACATTTGAAACCATTACTAATAGAGCCACAGCAAAAGATTTTGCTAGATTGATCTATCAAAAATCAAGAAATCAAAGAAGCATAGCCTTCAGCGCCACACAAGAATTGATGAATGTGGAAGTGGGCGATATCATCAGAGTCACAGACACCATATTAAATCTAAATCAAGACACATTTAGAGTGGTGGCTCTTTCTTTACAGATAGACAGCACAGTTAAAATTGAAGCAGTGGAACATGATGCCGCAATATATCCACACATCAGCACCACACAAAAGGAAATAGCACCGCCCATATTCAAACCCAATTCAAACTATATCTATGTGAGATCCACTCCACAGAATCCAGCACCAGAAAATTACAACAATGGTTTGGTAGCAACACCACCACCTTTAGCATATCAAAGTTTCCCTTACATCGATCAATATGATGTGAGCAATGTAAATGTGAATACTCATCAATTGGTTGATGTGAATTCATTCATGCTACAAAATCAAGATCCTGCCAAAAGATTGTTATTGGGTGGCGCAGTGAAATTGAGAACTGATTTGGGATACAGAATATACAATTTTAACCAAACAGGTCAAAATCTTAATTGTTTAATTGGAGAATTTTTCTTTTCAACTTCATTGGGTAATAAGTACATTCAACAGGTAATTGTGGATGTGTATCAAGGCGGAGTTTATCAAGAGAGATACACACACAATCTTGCCCAATTATCTTTTAGCCCGGGCTTTTTTTCACCAGGAGTACCCACAATAACTTCACCGGGCTCGCCTGTGTTACCATATACACCAATGAGAATTCCCATGCACAGCAGTTTGGAATACAAGGTGTATTTTTCAAGTCCTTTCAATATTGCTAATAGTTCTCATGTAAAGATTGCTGGTGACATCAGCAGTTGGACAGGATTCACCGAACACACTTACACGGTAGGCACAGACACCATCAGAGACAATGGTGGAGAAGGTCTGGTCAATTATGTCAAAGACAATTTAAATAGTTTCGTCACTCTGTTTCCAAATGGGTCTTCATTTGTCAGCAACACAGGTGGTTCAGTCAATTTAGGAGGATAAGATGCCAGGCACAGGTTATTATGATTCAAGCACAGCCACATACAAGAGTCTTCCTGTAGAAACTTGGGATTCGAATGGTGACTCTGCTGGTTACACATGGGACGATTTTATCACATGGACAGGCACAGCCCAGATTCAGTCACATTCACCACACAGATTTATGATGGAGGCAAGATAGATTACTGGAATCCAACGATACAGGTTGAAAGCAGTATTCCTGCTGACATCACCATCTATTATGGCAACACAAAAGATTCATCTGGAGGTGCAATTGATTCGCCCACAACGGTGAATATTACACCCAACACCAATCCAATTGCAGGCATACAAGCAAGATATTTTCAATTTGATGTCACAATCACAAGAGATAGTGCCACCCAAGCAGATCCAGAAATATATTCAATCAATGTGAATCTATCCAATCAATTGAAACAGATACAACAATCAGACATCGACACCAGCACACTGGCAGGTTCAGTAGGACAAAGACAACTCACTTTCAATGTGGCAACAGGAAAAATTGTGAATCTCTTGGTTCAACCTCATATTACACAATTGGATGATTCAGCAGGAGAACCAACCAGTCCTGTGATTTACATAGACAAGTCCAGCACACCGGCCATATTAAATATATTCGATATGGACACATATGGCAAACGAACCAGAGTAGATTGTGTGGTGGATGTGATGGCAACAACTCTGCCGTTGTTACAATCAGATGACACAGGCAGTATAGTGGAGGTAAATGATTAATGGCTTGGCCAACTAACAAACCCAATTCCAATCAATTCAATTCAGATTCAGATAGTATCAAGCAATCTAGACCCGAATTGAAAACCATGTCAGATGCTGTGAATGACATAGTGGATTTCATAGACACCAGCGGAATCAAAAATG